ACCTTCAACTCGATGAGTCGGAACGCGGTGTCCTCGTCGTTCTGCCTGACGAACTGGCGGATGTCCTTGCATCCGAGACCCTCGCCGAGACCGCGCTGCGGCACGGCGACCTTGACGCGCGCGAACTCCGCGACGAGATCGTCGGCGAGCGCGTTCGCGCCCTCGACGCCGGGCCCGTCCGCGTCGGCGATCACGACCACCTCGGGCTCGCGCGCGGCGAGGAGCCGCACCGCCTGCACGACGAGCTGGTGCTGCCCCGTGCACGACGCGCGGCCGATGACGGCGACGGGGTAGTCGCGGTAGAGCCATTCGAGCGCGGCGGCGTCGGTCGGCCCCTCGACCACGAACACGCGGTCGAGCGAGGTTCGGCGCACGCCTGCGGGCAGAAACAGCCCTGCGCGGCTTCCCTTGAGCGCCCACTTCGCCGCGCCTTCATCGACGGGCTCGCGGAGTCGGATGCCGCACACGCGGCCCTCGCCGTCGTGCATCGGGAACGCCCACGATCCGTCGCCCGCCGGGCACCACGCGAAGCCGTACGCGGTGAGCGAGGTTACGCAAACGCCGAGCGTTTGCGCCGCTTCGACGGTGCGCTGGAGCGTCGTGTGCATGCGCCACGCGTCGATGACCTCGCCGCAGTCCTCGCGGTAGCGGTGCTCCTCGACCTTCGGCGCCTTCGACGGGCGCTTCATCGGCACGGACGGCAGCGCGATCCCCTCGGCGATGCGGCGCACCGCCTCCGCGAAGTCGACGCCGTCGAAGTCCATCACGAACCTGATCGCGTCGCCGCCAGCGCCGCACGCGTGGCACTTGTAGAACCCGCGCCCCTTGTGGGTGATGACCGCCATCGACGGCGTGGAGTCCTCGTGGAACGGGCAGAGCGCGACGAGCTCGCGGCCCTTGCGTCGGAGCGCGACGCGCGAGCCGACCACCTCGACGATGCTCGCGAGCGAGCGCACCTCGTCGGCGTCGGGCGCGGGCTTGGCCGCTTGTTCCCAGTTGAACGACATCAGAAGACCTCCGTGGAGACGGGGTACTGGCGCGGCTCGGCCGGCGCGGTGTAGGTCTTCTTGAAGATGGCGTCGAGCGCCTTCGTGGCGTCGGCCTTCGACATGTTCGGATCAAGCCCGTTCTTCCGAAGGATCGCGGCCTGCTTGAATGTGCACTTGCCCGACTTGAAGCGGGCGATGATCTCCTGACAGAGCCGCCGCGCCTCGTCGCCGTTGAGCGAGCGCGGGTCGATGCCAGAACGCGCGAGCATTTGCGCTTGCTTGTCGCTGATCGGGCGCCCCGAGCCCGACCACTTGGCGAGCGCGGCGGGGTCGCGCCTGACGCCGAGCACCTCGAACGGATCGACTGTGCTGGTGCGGTAGTCGGCCTTGGCGCGGAGGTTCGCGCGGCGCGCGGCCTCGCGGGCGATCTGCTCTTCGCGTAGCCGCTTCGCCTCGGCGCGGCGCTCGGCCTCCTCCTCGGCGCGTCGGCGCTCCTCCTCGATGCGTGCGCGGGCCTCGGCGAGCGCGGACTCGACATCGGCGCCGCGTCCCGCCTTGCGGGCGATCTCGGCCGCGAGGTCGCGCACAGGCTCGGGGTCGTTGCCGCCGAGGATGTCGGAGACCGAGATCAGGCGGTGGCGGCCAGTGTTGCCGACGAAGTCTACGACCTCGCAGCAGGGCTTTGCGCTCGCCGCGATCGCCGCGACGCGGGCCGCCGCAGTCTCGGGGCCGTCCACGATGCCCGGCAGCGGGCGGGTGCCGCGACCGACCATCTGCGTGAAGAGCGCGCGGCTCTTCGTGGGCCTCGCGAGCACGACCACCTCGACGCCAGGGTCGTCGAATCCCTCGGTGAGCACGCCGCAGTTGCAGAGGAACTGCGTCGAGCCGCGCGCGAATCGCGAGAGGATCGCCTGACGCTCAAGCTTCGGCGTCTCGCCGCTGACCATCGCAGCGGAGCCGCCCTTCCATCGGTTGATGATCTCGCCGATCCGCGTGGCCTGTTCGACGCTCGCGCAGAACACGATGGCGCGTCGGCCGCGCGCGACCTCGATCGTCGGGTGGGCGATCTGGTGGAGGGTCTTCTCCTCGTTGAGGATCTTGGACAGGTCTGCGCCGTTGAGGTCGCCCGCCGTGGTGCGAACCGACGAGTAGTCGAGGCCCGCGACATTGACGCTCGTCTGCCTGATCGGCGTCAGCCATCCGTCCGTGACGGCGTCCGCGATGTCGTATGAGTGCGCGACCGTCTCGAACACGGAGCCGAGCGCGAGCTCGTCGGCGCGGTCGGGGGTTGCGGTCACGCCGAGCACCCGCATCTCGGGGTTGATCGCGCGGAAGTGCTCGATGATGCGGCGGTAGGACTCGGCCGGCGCGTGGTGCGCCTCGTCGATGACGAGGAGGTCGAACCCGCTCGCGAACCGCCTCATGCGGCCCGTCGAGAGGGTCTGCACGCTCGACACGATCACGCGGGTCGGCGCGTGGTCCCAATCGAGCCACTCGGGCGTGGCCCAGTGCGCGGCCATCTCGATCTGCGGTGAGACGCCCGTGACGGCGTGGATCTTCTGCGCGGCCTGCGCGATCAGCTCCTCGCGGTGCGCGATGACGAGCGCGCGGCCGCGGCCGCCGAGCCTGTCGATCGCGGTCGCGAACACGATCGTCTTCCCGCACCCCGTGGGGAGCACGACGAGCGCGGAGTCGTGCGAGGCGAACGCCTCGTCGATGCGCGCGATGGCCTCGGCTTGGTAGGGACGAAGCCGCATCGGTCAGTCCTTCCCCGCCAGTTCGGGCGCGACGCACTGCCACCCGGCGCGCGGCAGCCATCCGTTGCCCTTGCAAGCGTCGCAGCCGTCGCCCGAGCAGTACGGGCACACGGCGTACGGGAGCGCCTCGGCGCGGACGGCGTTCGCGACCCGCAGGAGCGCCGCCTCGATCTCGGGCCACGCGAGCGACGCGTAGCCGCTCTTGGTCCGCTGCCCGAGGAGACGCTCCGAGATCGCGCGGAAGTCCGCGAGCCACTCGTTCACATCGGCGCGCTGGTCGAGGAACGCCTCGGCGATGTTCGCGGGAATCACGCGCCCCTTGCCGTCGACGCGCGCTGGCTTCGCGGGAGCCGCCGCCGCCTTCACGGGAGCCGCCGCCGCCTTCACGGGAGCCGCCGCAGGTTCGTCCTCCCCCTCCGAGTCCTCCCACGGGTCGGACGGCTCCACGGGGCTCTCCGTGGCTTGGGCGCGGCGACCTTCGTTGATGCCCGCCGTGCGGATCGGGTACTCGACGCCGTTGCGGACGGCGGTGCGTGGCGAGTCCATCTGGGGAATTTCCCCAGATGACTTGGCGCGCTGGATAGCCACGGTCTTGTGGTCGACCCCGCAGTGCTCCGCAATCTTGCGGTCGCTCAGGTTCGGCCGCAGTTCAAGAGCGAGGCGCACGGCCTTCTGCTTGTCGGCGGTCGTGCGATTCAGCCCGTGCTGGGTGTTCGCCCCCGCCGCGTGCCACCTGGCATCGTCGCGCGATCCCTTGATGACCTGCGCGTCGATCCACTTCTCGCCGCGCTTCCGCGCCGCGTGGTAGCGGTGGAAGCCGTCCGCGAGCCAGTAGGTGCTGCCGTCGTGGTAGCACACGATCGGCGGGAGCTTCTCCTTCCGCGCCATCGCGTCGGCGTACTCGGCGACGGTGTCGTTGTTCAGTTGAACGCGAGCCTGATTCTGAGGCTCGTACTCGATGCTGTCGAGCATCACCTTGCGGGGGCGTCCTGCGGTCGGGGTCTTGGTGGTCATGGTGTTTGCCTCGCTGTCGAAAGCCTCGATGCACCGGGTGCAGCGCACCGAGGCCGATGGGAAGCCTCAATGCGCCGTTTCCGGCGCACCGAGGCCGAGTGGAGTGCTGTCAGAACGGGAGTTCGTCTGCGTCGATGGGCTTCGCCCCGGGCTTGGTCGGCTGCGACGCTGGGGGCGTCGTGCGGACCTGCGCGAACTCAGGCCGGATCGGGGAGATGTCGCGGATCGGGTTCCCGTTGCGGTCGACCTTGTCGAGCAGCTTGATGCGGATGAAGACCGTGCGCTGCTTCTCGACGAGGTTGCGGCGGGCCATGTCCTCGCTGGCGAAGTGCGCGGGCTCGATGCCGCGCGCCATCATCTGCTCGAAGTCGAACGGCGGCTCGCACGCGTTGAGGAGCGCGGCGAACGACCACGCCGCCTTGTCCGAGAGCGTGAACATCTGCCCCGCCTCGGCTCCGCGCGAGTCGGCGTAGACCACGAACAACTGCGGGCTGCCGTCGTTCGACGTGAACTCCGTGCCGTCCTTCTTCGTGCGGCGCACGCTCTTGATCGTGACCTTGTGGTCGCCTAGTTCCAGTTCGGGGGCGCGGCCCCCTGCGTTCTTCCAATCGAATGCCATGTCAGGCTCCTTTCGGGTTCATGCGGTCGTCGACAGCGACGCGACCTTCGCGCGCTTGTCCTCGACCCTCTTCTTGAGTTCAGCGGCCTGTGCCGCGAGGTCGTTCGGGTAGGTCTTTTGCGCCCAAGCGCGGATGGCCTTCACCGTGGTCTTCTTCTCGCCGAGCGCGTCGTTCAGCGCGACCAGTTCGTCGGCGAGCACCTCGATCTCGTCATCGAGCGCGGCGGGCGAGGCCGTCTCGTCCGTGACCGCGAAGCCGAGCGGGCCGAGCACCTCGACCGCCTTGGCGACGATCTGCTCGCCGCGCTCGTCGCGCTTCGGCTCGGGCTTGAACGGGATCTTGGTTGTCGCCGCGGCGGGCTGCGCCTCGACGGGGACGGAGGATCGGCTTCCCTGCGGCAACTCGGCGGATGCGCCGCCTCGGCGGCTTTCGTCATCCGTCACCAGCAGCGCGTTGATCGCGCTCGGGGCGCCGGCGTTTACTCCGGCCTGACCGTCCTGAGTCCCCGCCATGAGGCTGTCCGTGGTGCGGGAGCCCGCGAGAGGCTTCGCCGCGATGATCGGCGCGTCATCGTCGCCGTCGAGGCCGAGTCCGCAAAGCGACATCGTCACGCGGCGCTTCGCCTTGGTCTCCGCGCGCATCATCTGATTCGCGAGGTTCTCGTGCGACATTCCCTTCACGCCGACGCAGCCGATCGCGCTGTCCTTGCGCCCGTCTGGCGTGGTCGCGACCACCTCGACCATGTAGACGCCCTGCTCGGGCAGGTAGGTGCGCCCCGTGACCTCGATCGACACGGTGTCGCGGCGGCGCAACTGCGCGGCGCAGTCCTTGGTCGGGAACAACTGGAGTTTGCCGCCCTCGCCGGGCAGGTAGATGAACGGGTTCGTCTCCCAGTTCAGCCGCAGGTTCTCGCAGACGCGCTTGAGGTAGCGGACGCGCTGCTCGGGCGTGAGAGGTGCCAGGTTCCCACCGACCACGACGCCCTCGATCACGCGCCACTCGGCGTCGTTCGGCGCGGTGGTCGCGAGCGCCGTCTCTTCGTTCTGCTGTGTGATTCGCTTTGCCATGTGTTGGTCCTCTCATTCGCCAGCGCTGTACGAATCCCCTCGCAGCCACCACGACGGCAGCGCGAGCTCCTGAATCTCCTCGGGGTATCCCGTGCGGTCGCCCGCCTTCACCTGCCACCAGCGCTCGACGAGTCGGTCGATGTGGTGGTCGGCGATGCCCATCGCGACATCGGGGAGGCGGAACACCGCGACGCAGTGCGGCCGCTCCTTCTCGATGGCGATGAACACCACATCCTCGACGAACAGCCCGAGCGAGCCGAGCACGCGCGAGTAGAACGCGGCCTGATGCGCGTAGCCGTACGAGATCACCGAGCGCGAGAAGTCGCGCGCGCTCGCCGAGACGGTGGTCTTCACATCAACGATGCAGACCGACTTGCCGCCGTCCTTCGCGGGCAGCAGGCCGTCGATCTTGCACTTCGCGGGCTTCCCGGCGATCTCTCCGATCGCGACGATCTCGCGCTGTTCGCACGATCGGAGAATCGAGGCAACGCCCTTGTGCTTGATCGCGGCGCCCGCCATCGCCTCCGCGAGTCCGACCTGCTGGTCGTTGATCAGCCGCGCCTTCCGCTTGTCGGCCTCGGCCTGCGCGGCGGCCCACTCGGCCTTCCCCGCGGTCGTGCGGCGGTCGACCTTCGGCACGACCACGAAGTCAAACTTGATCGACTGCGGCTGAAGGAGGAGCGCGTGGAGGTACGAGCCGACCGTGAGCGCGTCGGTCTCGTCCTCGGGGTGCTCGCGCTGCCAGCCGAGGTGCGCGTTCGTGCCTGTCGCGAGCACCTTGGTCTGGCTGCTCGACGGAAGGTCGATCGCGAAGTACGCGCGATCGGTCATGCGATGGAGACCCTTCTTCGGGATCGCGGGCTCTGCCGTGGTGGTCTGTTCCTGCATCGTGGTTCCTCATGTGGCCGTGAGACACCGAGCGCGACACGCGCGCTGCATCCACGGTTGGCTCTGTCAGGGGAAAGGCGAGGCCCGGGCTTTCACCGAGCCGCGCGGTCGCTCAGGAGCCGAGAGCGCCGCTGTTCGCCGTTTGCGCGGGAGTGTGGGTGTCGTTGGCCCGCACGCCGCTGGGTTGGTTCATTTGGTCGATGGCGATGGCCGCGACCGCGCCGAGCGCGAGGCCGATCGCGAGGTACCACAGCGGCAACGAGCGGAACTCGTCTGCACCGTGGTAGTCGCGGCGGTAGTCGCCCTGCCCGAGCGACACGACGGGGGTGCGGCGGCTCATCGGCGGCACCCCTTGCGTGCGCAACGGCACGACTCGGCGGTGACCGCCTCGCGCGCGGCGATGAACTCGGCGAGCGCCGTCTCGGAGACGCGGTAGTGGCCGCGCGCGGAGTAGCGCGACGCGACGATGGAGCCCTTCGCGATCAGCGAACGGACAAGGTCGGCTGAGATTTTGAGCCGCTCGGCGGTTTCCGCGACCGTGAGCATTTGGGGGGTGGTCTGAGAATCAAGCATCGAATGGCCTCTGAAGCCCGCATTGAGCGGTAGTTCGGGGAAGTTACGGATAGTTTCGGCAGCCGTCAACCCTATTCTGCACTCTTTTTTGGGAAAATTCGCGGTAGCGCCGTAACCCCTGCTACCGTCAATACATGGAGCCAACCAATCAAGAAATCGGAGCGGCGCTGCGCGACCTGCTCGACGAGATGGGGGTGCTTCAGAAGGCGCTCGCCGCGCGCATGGGCAAGAAGAGCGAGAGCACGGGGACCAAACTGGTGCAGGGCGAACTGCCGTTCACCGCGAAGCGGCTCGGCGAGATCGCGCTCGCGCTCGGCATCTCGCGCGACAGGCTCGACGCGGAGCTGCGCCGCATCATCGCGAAGCGCCCGCTCTCGATGCGCGTCTCAGGCTCCATGCAGGAGAGCACCGCGCCGCGCGGCGTGCCGATGCTCGCGCCTGTCGCTGCCGGCAGCGCCAACCACAGCCCCGAGATCGACGCGCCGCGCTCGACGCTCCCGATCACCACGCAGGCGGTCGGCGACGAGCACGCGTTCGCGCTGGAGATCGTCGGCGACTCCATGTCGCCGCTGCTCGACGAAGGCGACATCGTGGTCTGCTCGCCGCGCGCGTCGTGGAACGACGGCGACCCGTGCTACATCGAGATGCGCGACCGATCCGACACGGTGAAGGCGGTCTATCGCCTCGGCGAGGGACGCGTCGAGCTGCGCCCGCTGAACGCGCGGCGCCACCGCCCGCGCATCGAGAGCGACGATTTGGACACGGGCCGCATCTCGCGCATCGTGCGCGTGGTCGGCAGATACACGCCGCTCAACGGGCGGCACAGGTAGCCACTCAGTCAGGAGCCAAACATGGAACGAAGAAAAGCGATGCTTGCGGCGATCGCGTCGGCGGTGATCGCGCTTTCACCTGGGGTCGCGATGCCGATGCAGCAGGAGCCGCCTTCGCCGCCGAAGCCGACCGCGCCGAGCGATTCGACGAAGGTCTTTGTGACGAAGAGCGGGAAGAAGTACCACAAGAAATCGTGCAAGCACATCTCGGGCGGCGCGAGCGAGATCACGCTCGGCGAGGCGAAGAAGCGCGGCATGTCCGCGTGCTCAGACTGCGGAGGAGCATGACATGGGACGGAAGTTCGGCTTCTCGTTCTCGGCGAAGCGCGCGGTCGGAATCTCGGCAGCGAAGGGACGGATCGCCCGCGCGTCAGGCATTCCCACGACAAGATCGGGCTTGCGCAACAAGGTCGGCAGGTCGGCCGGGTGCGTGATCCCGCTCGCGTTCGCGGCGCTCGCTCTGATCGGTCTCGCGACCGCCGCGGTCACCGCCTCCGCCTGACCTCGAACACCCGCTGCAACACCGTCGCGATCTCCGTCGCGCGCTGCGTCACCGCCTCTTCCGACAGGTCCCAGTCCTGCGCGTGGATCATCTCGTGAATGACCGTGTCGAGAAGGTCCGCGTCCGACTGCGACGGCGACAGGCGGATGCGCCGAGTGCGCCGGCACGACCCGTATTCGCAGTGCCCGAAGTCGCCGATGTGCGCGAACTCGACGCGCCACACCTGATCGCGGATCGTCGCGCGGATCGCCTTGCGACGAGGCATATCAATCGGCCCTCTCGAACTTGACCCCGATGCGCCGCTCGCGGTTCGACTCGACGAGGAAGAGCTTCATCCACACGGCGCCGAGCGACTTCGGCGGGCCGCCGCGCTCGATGTGCCAGCCGCCGAATCCGTCGCCGTACTCGTCCTTGTAGGTGCCGCAGCGCACATGGAACTGCGTCGAGATTTCCACCTTGTAGTCGCCGTTCTTCGTGCGCAGCCGCTCGCGCTCGACCTCCAGTGTCCACTTGTCGTGAGTGTGCCCGCCGACGATCACGTCTGCGTCGGGCGTCCACGAAGCGATGCGCCGCACGCGAAGCGTGTCCATCGACATCAAGCCGCCGCCGCCCGAGCCGTGGAAATATTTCAGCGCGAGCGTGTGAATCTGGGTGCCGTAGCCGATGCGGAACTGCACCCAGCCGCCGTAGCCGCCCGAGTGCACGCGGTGCCCGCTCGTCGCCGACATCCGCTCGCACAGGCGCTCGGTCAGGTCGGTCTCTTGGTTCTTCAGCACGCTCGTTTCGTGGTTGCCGCGACCGACCATCACGAAGTTCCGCGCGAACGGCGAGTAGAAGTCGGACGCGTGACGCACCAGCGAGTCGAAGTAGTCGTTGGCGAGAGCGTGCTCGGGCCGCGCAATGCCGTGCTTCGCGCGTCGCGGATCGGCTCGACCGCCCATCGCGCAGAACAGGTCGCCGACATCAATGATGCCCGCACCGCGCGCCTTCGCCTCGCGCAGGTGCTTCAGTTCGAGCGCGTGGTCGGCGTGCGGGTTGTCGTGGTGCCGATCGCTCGACAGCAGGAACCACCGCTCTTCGGACGTGCTCCGCAAGTCCATGTGCACGACATGGATGTTCCGCGACTTCTCCTCGACGCGGAACGGAGGTTCAGCCGTGCTCGTCGCCCGCGTCGCCGTCCTCGTAGATTTCCTCGCCGTCATCGTCGCCTC